GGTGATCAGGCAAATACAGTTGTTTCGTAATAGTCAAAATCAAGGTAACTAAATAGTAAAAAGGTACATTTAAACTTATAATGGCAAAACTATTTGGTTTCTCTATTGAAGATAACGAACCAATATCACCCACTACACTTTCCCCCGTTCCTCCTAACAATGAGGACGGGGTTGACCATTATTTAAGTAGTGGGTTTTTTGGTTCGTATGTAGATATTGAAGGGGTATATAGAACCGAGTTTGATCTAATCAAACGTTATAGAGAAATGGCACTTCATCCAGAAGTTGATAGTGCCATTGAAGATATTGTAAATGAAGCAATCGTTTCCGATCAAAATGATTCTCCTGTTCAGATTGAACTATCAAATCTGAATGCAAGCGACGGAATCAAGAAAAAAATAAGACAAGAGTTTAAGCATATTCTAGATTTATTGGATTTTGACAAGAAGTGTCACGAGATTTATAGGAACTGGTACATTGATGGTAGACTTTATTATCATAAAGTTATTGATTTAAAGAATCCACAAGAAGGTATTAAAGAACTGAGATACATCGACGCAATGAAAATGCGTTATGTACGTGAAAATACATCTAAAGGTGAAGACAAGCAACGTAGATTATCTGGTCTTTCTTCACAAAATCCATTAGAATATACCTTCCCAAAAATCGAAGAGTATTTCATATACACACCAAAAGCATCATATCCTATTGGTAACCCAACTGCAGTAAGTGCGGATAAAGGAATCAAGTTTTCAAAAGATTCTATTGCTTATTGCACTTCTGGTCTTGTAGATAGAACAAAGGGTACAACACTTTCATACTTACATAAAGCAATCAAAGCAGTCAATCAACTTAGAATGATTGAAGATAGTCTTGTTATTTACAGATTGTCTCGTGCTCCTGAGCGTAGAATTTTTTATATTGATGTTGGTAATCTACCAAAGGTAAAAGCAGAACAATATCTTCGTGATGTTATGATGCGTTATCGTAACAAGTTGGTTTATGATGCAAACACTGGAGAAATCCGTGATGATAAAAAATCCATGGCAATGCTTGAGGATTTTTGGCTTCCTCGCCGTGAAGGTGGTAGAGGAACTGAGATTTCTACTCTTCCTGGTGGACAAAACCTTGGAGAGATCACTGATATTGAATATTTTAAGAAAAAACTTTTCCGTGCTCTGAACGTTCCACCATCAAGAATGGATGGAGAGGGTGGATTTAATCTTGGTCGTTCATCTGAAATCTTAAGAGATGAACTCAAGTTCACTAAGTTTGTTGGACGTTTGAGAAAGAGATTTGCAAACATGTTCCATGACATGTTAAGAACTCAACTTTTGCTTAAAAATATTGTCACTCCAGAAGATTGGGAGATGATGAGTGAGCATATTCAATATGATTTCTTGTATGATAATCACTTCTCTGAACTCAAAGATGCTGAGTTACTTAACGAGAGACTTGGTTTAGTTGCTACAGCAGAACCATATGTTGGCAAATATTTTTCACAAGACTACTTGCGTCGTCATATTCTGCGTCAAACAGATGTAGAAATTCTTGAGCAAGATGCTTTGATTAAAAAAGAAATCGAATCTGGTGTTATCCCAGATCCATCAATCCCAGTTGATCCACAAACTGGTCAACCATTAGAGGAACCATTTGCTGGAGATCTTGGTACTCCTATCAATGAACCAGATCTTGAGTCTCAATCAAAAGTTGCTCAAGCACCTGAACTTCCTAAGGGTGGAGAAATCTAATAAATAAGAGGTGTTATGATTTATGACAATGGATAACATTTTAGATATGTTGGTTGCAGATGAATCCCCAGTCCAGGTTAGTGACGAGATTAAAAACCTTCTTTTCACTAAAGCAGCAGAAAGAGTTGATGCTTTTAGACCTGAAGTTGCTAATGTAATGTTTGGCGATGAAGAAGAGACAGCAGAAGAAGAATACGAAGAAACCGAAGAATAAGTGCTAGTTATAAATAACTAATAAATGAATTTTTATCTATAATGGCACATAAACCTGTAGGAATTTCTACAACACTTAGTATTAGCACATCTTCTGCTAAGACTGGTGCTATAGAAAAACAATCTGACACCATTAGAGTAGTTGTTGCTTCTGCTACTTCTGCACATGTCGCTATCGGAACAGAACCAACCGCAACTGCAAATGATTATTTCATCCCTGCTGGCGGAACAGCAACTATTAGTATTGGTGCTCCTAGGTCTCAAAGAGTTGTTGGAATCATCACTGGAACCACAACTACGTTGGACTTTCCTGAAGGAACTGGTTCACCATTTGAAGTTGGCGACTTCGTTAGCTTGACAGTTGCTGGTCAATCTGGATGGAACTTTTCTCATAAGAGAGTTAAGTCTGTAGATACCTCAGCAAGTTATGATGGTTATTTCAGTACTAGAATCGTAGTTGAAAATGATTCTTCAACTGGTGCTCCCGCAACTTTTAATGGATATGCAGATTTGAGAGAATCTTTAAAAGTTGCAGCGTTAGCAACATCAGCAACTGGAACAGTATACATTCAACAAGTACAAATTTCAGGAAACGCCTAAAATGAAACTTATCAGAGAAGAAATCGAGTCAGTAGAGTTTATCGTCGAAAACAAAGACGGTAAAAAATCACTTTACATCGAAGGTGTTTTCCTTCAAGGAGACATTAAAAACCGTAATGGTAGAATGTATCCAATGGAAACTCTTCGCCGTGAAGTTGCCAGATACAACGAATCAAACGTAGTTGCTGGCAGAGCACTTGGAGAACTTGGTCATCCTGATGGACCCACAGTTAATCTTGATAGAGTTTCGCATAAGATTGTTTCTCTGAGAGAAAGTGGTTCCAACTTCATTGGAAAGGCTAAGATTCTTAGCACTCCAATGGGCAAGATTGCTGAATCATTGATCAGCGAAGGAGTAAAACTCGGCGTCTCATCTCGTGGTATTGGTTCACTTTCACTTAATCGTGAAGGTGTCAATATTGTTGGTGACGACTTTATGTTGGCAACTGCTGCTGACATTGTTGCCGATCCTTCCGCACCTGATGCTTTCGTTGAAGGTATCATGGAAGGAAAAGAGTGGGTATGGGATGGCGGAATCTTAAGAGAAAAATTCGCATCACATACATATAATAGAATCAACACTTTAGTTGATCAAAAAGCACTCGAAGAGAATAAGTTAAACTTATTCCAAGAGTTCTTAGCAAATCTATAATTTATAAATAAATATAGATTAAAGTTATACAGTTAATCGGAGAGTTCAAATGTCTCGTGGAGATCTACAAGAAATGGAAGTAGGCACTAAGCAATCCAAAACCGCTGTCAATTCTGGCGCGAAAGGAGCAGACCCAATGCCTAAGATGTCTGATCCAGGCACACAACTTGGTGCTATTGAGGATCTGGGTGGTCCTACCCCTGAAAACTACAAATCAGATGATGATTCAGCAAAGCTGAAAGAACCTTCTGCTACTCTAAAGCAGGTTCGTGACGTAGTTAATAAGGGTGCTAAAGCAGCAGATGCTATGCAGAAAATGAAGGAAGATGAAGATCTCGACGAAGAGGATCTCATCGAAGAAGAAATCGATGAGGTAACCGAAGAAGAGGAAGTCTCGGATGAGGTAGTTGCTGAAGAGCAAGAGACCGAAACCGAAGATGAGATTGACATCGAAGAAGATGTTCAAGCTCTTCTGAGTGGTGAAGAACTTTCCGAAGATTTCAAAGAAAAGGCAAAGACCATCTTTGAAGCTGCACTTAGATCAAAAGTTGCTCAAATCAAAGAGTCTATTGAGGCTCACTACGAGCAACAACTTCTTGAAGAAGTAGAAGAGATTAAATCAGCACTCACTGAGCGTGTTGATTCCTACCTAGAGTACGTTGCTGATGAGTGGTTCCAAGAGAATGCTCTCGCAATCGAATATGGTCTCAAAACAGAAATGTCTGAATCCTTCATCTCTGGCATGAAGGAACTTTTTGAAGCACATTATGTATCAATCCCTGAAGATAAATATGATGTTCTTGAGAGCATGGTAGATAAACTTGATGAAATGGAGACAAAACTCAACGAGCAAATCGAAAAGAATATTTCACTCAACAAGCGTCTCGCAGAGTCGGTTGCTGATGG